GAAGAAGGAGCTTCTGTAGAAGAAGGAGCTTCTGTAGAAGAAGGAGCTTCTGTAGAAGAAGGAGCTTCTGTAGAAGAAGGAGCTTCTGTAGAAGAAGGAGCTTCTTTAGAAGAAGGAGGTGTTGAAACCTGCGATGAATCAAAAATAAAAACTATATAATAATTATATGAAATCACTATTTATTTTACTTTTTTTTTTAATTATTTTATGGCTAACATATAATTATTCATATGATAAATATTATACAGATAAAATAGAAAAAGATATAAAGTATTTACTTTTACCAGAAACAATAGATAATCAATTTAAGTATGGAAATGTTTATACTAATTTTAGAGATACATTTGAAAAATCTACACTAAATATTAATTATGTCCCTGAACTAGAAGGAATTGAGCCAGTTAAAAAAATATCACTTCAACGCTATTTTACAAAATTTTAATATACTTATTATTATATGAAGATAATAGTATTATTTGTATTATTAGTCGGTATAATATTATTAGTATCTGGATATTTAGAGTTATATTTTAAATCTAAAGAAATAAAAACAGAAGTTGAATACAGATTTGTTCCAAGAAATGTATACGACCAAATAGAATATAATAATTTAGATGAACAATTTAGCTACATGTTTAATGCGAATGATGTGAGAAATAATACTAATTTAATATAAGTTTATAATTATGTCCAAGATATTTAGTTTTTATATTCGGGACTTCTATTTTCTCTATTTTATTTTTATTAATACCTCTTATAATGCCATTTTTAATAAGTTGATCTCTATGAAAATCTTTAGAATCATCCCAATTATTATAAACTAAATCATATAAATCATTCCATGTCATAGGTTCTTCAGGTGATACATATAATGCTTCTAATACTCGTATTAAATATGTTTTGCTTACTTTCTTTTCTTTGTTCATTATTTACTTAAATATAAGTAAAATATACTTAAATCTATTTAATAATTTGTTTTCTTAACGTTAATTGTTGGGCCTCTTTTTTTTGGAGCGACAAAATCTTCACATTCATCATCTAAATCATAATTATCATTAAAATTAGAATTATGGTGTTGCCAGAATTCAGGAGCTCCAATTTTAAAATCTGGATGTGCATCGGCTTTATACCAAAATACCTGGTCTTCTAATTTATTACTTTTAGCATTATTATTTATAACTAAACAATTGTAATCTTCGGTACATTGGTCCATTACTTGACAGAATATTTCAAATGTAGGAAACATACCTGCATAATGTTCATACAATCTTTTTCTATTAGAAACATAATTTTCACGAAGAATAAATACATAGTCTATATTTGTTCTTAAACTTGGTGGAATGCCGAGAGCATACTGCATTGTAATTATAAATAGAATTTTATAATGCCGACCATTCATAAATAAACTCCTAATATTTGGGTCGCGTATCCAACTTTGGTCATACAAACAATCATCTAAAATGAGAAACGCATCGGGATCAATATTAGATTTTCCATAATTACTATTTTCTTTTTGTATTTTTTTAATTACCATTTTTTGCCTTCGCAATGTATTATTTATTATTTCAGGTGTATATGCTTCATGTATAAATAGGTTTGGAACAATATTACCATAAAATGAATTAGCTGCTTCCGTACCTGAAATTACAGTTCCGATAGGTATTTTCTTATGATAATATAGTAAATCTTTAACTAAGAAACTTTTACCTGTTTCACGTTTACCGATAAATACACATACCTTGTCTGATTTAATATCGTTTATATTAAATTTTTTTAGAGCCAAATTCATTAATATAAATATTATTTTTTTTTAGATATAACTGTACGCAACTTTTTATTTAATGTTAGATATAACTATACATAAAAATATTTAAAGATTTTTAATTATTAAATTCTATAATGAGTCATAATACTAAATGTATAAAAATTCATAATGATATATTAACAAAGCTTAAAGAAGAGTTTAAAGAGAACTTAAATATAACAGATATTCAAACATATTTCCCTATATTAGCTTTATTTTTTGAATTTTATAATGATTCTGATACTAGTTTTATATTAAATTCTAATTTTATTGTTAAATCATTATTAGAACCTATAGAACAAATAAAAAGTGACAGTTATATTAAACATTTTTTCAAAGCATCTATATTAAATCAAAATAATAATGAAACAATAGAAAAAAATATTTTTGTTAAAATTCTACCCTTAATTAACATATCTCAGGCAATGATGAATGAATATAATTTAGAACATAATAACCGGCTTCCAAATATACATGCAAGTCTTACTAGTAAGAAAATAAATAATTATAATAATAGTGCTTATATTGATTCATTTTTCTCATATTTAGGAAGCCGATTAACTGAATCTGGTAAATGCCCTACATTTCCACTTTTTTTTGGAACATTTACTGGTGTTGCAGACGAATTTAAATATGATATTACTGAAGAATATAGTTCTATAAAAAACACCTCATGGTATAAAAAATATAATAATAATAAATTTACAATTCATAGTGTAGATTTAGAAAGACCTGAAAATGATTCTTTAAAAAAAATAGAAACTATAGACGATGAATGTCAAGATATTACACACTTATTAAATAATGATGATTTTTTAGAAATATCTAAGCCTGATAGTGAATTAGAAGAACCTGATAATTCTGTAGAAGAACATGATAATTCTGCTGAAGAACATGATAATTCTGCTGAAGAACATGAGAATTATATAGAAGACCTTTATAGTGATGAATCAGGATCATCAGACAGTGATATTTCTATAAATTTAGGTAATTTAGATAGTATATCAATAAATTCTGATAGTGATTTATCTTTATCAAGTTGTGATATGTATGAAATAAACTATTGTTGTATAAAAGATTATCCAGTCCAAATAAATTGTATAGAAATGCTGGATGGAACACTCGATAATTATATAGAAAAAGTGGAAAATAATATACCTGAACCCGAATGGAAATCTATATTGTTTCAAGTATGTTTTGGATTATCTGTTGCTCAAAAACAATATGATTTTGTCCACAATGATTTACATTCTAGTAATATCATGTTTAAAGAAACACAATTAGAATATTTATACTACAATTTTAAAGGTACCTACTTTAAAATTCCAACATTTGGAAAAATATCTAAAATTATAGATTTTGGCCGTGCCACTTTTAACTACAAAAAGAAATTGTTTTTTAGTGATGTGTTTAAGAAAAATGGCGAAGCTGAAGGACAATACAATTATCCATATCTTAATAATTTAGACAAATGCAAAATAAAACCAAATAAAAGTTTTGATCTATCACGTCTTGCAACAACAATTATAGAACATTTTGAAGAAGATAGTGATATCTTTAGACTATTAAAATTGTGGTGTAGTGATAAATACGGAAATTTCTTAATGGAACTGAATGATGATTTTAATTTATATAAGATTATTGCTAAAAATGTTAAATCGGCTGTCCCTAAAAATCAAATAAATAAATTAATATTTAAAGAATTTATTGTAGAAAAAGATAGTATTAACACTAATGAATATATCTATAATTATTGATTCAATGATAAAAATGTGATACCTAAAAAGAAGCCTATATAAATATTTTTATTTGCCATTATAAGAATTAAAATCAATAATATTAATTTAAATATGTTAGATTCTAAAAACTCAGGAACATCATAACTATAAATTAAGCAATTTATAACAATTAATAAAAAACATACAATATAAACTATATCTTTATTTATCATATAATAATAAAAAATATTTTTAAAAATTAGGTTCGCCTATTTCTAATTTAACATTAGCATCTGATGTTTTCACTGGTAGTTTTTTATTTTTTAGAAATAAAACTCCAATAATTGCTATTGCATTAATTACAATTAGTTTTAAATAAGACACATTTTCATATTTATGTTTTGCTCTTCTATTTTCTAAATAAAATAGTATAGTACATATAACAGACACTGCTATTGCTAATAAATAATTATTATCTAAAACTTTATTTACATATTCACTAACACCCATTTATAGAATTTTTTAATATAATTTTTTATTATTTTATACTTACTTATTTTAGAATATTGACTTATTCTAAAAAATTTTATTATTCAAAAAAATTAAAATCTTTTTTAGAATATTTTCTTGATTTATAACTATCATCTTCACTATCATTGTAATTTATTTCAATATCGGTTTCATTAAATGACGTTTTTTTTTTCTTTTCATTAGTATCAATATAAACTGTTTTAATTTTATTTTCATTATTGTCAGGAATTATAACTGGTTCTACGGCTTCGACAGATTTCATTTTAATAGGCTCTATAATATTATTTGGTTCTTCTAAAATAATTGTTGAAGAATCTGTAGGATTCATATAAACTTCCTCTAAATTAGATAAATCATCATCCATATTTAAATTTAATGTTTCTATTTTTAAATCATTATTATCTAATGAATCTAATTTTAATCCATTTACTTCATTATTTATAACATTTTCAACTTCAATTTCTTCATCACTTAAACCTTCTTTAGCTGATTCTATTTTTAATTCAACATTAGGTTCGGCTAAAGAATTAGGTTCTGCTAAAGGTTCGACTAAAGAATTAGGTTCAGCTACAGGTTCGGCTAAAGAATTAGGTTCAACTACAGGTTCTGCTACAGGTTCGACTAAAGAATTAGGTTCTGCTACAGGTTCGACTAAAGAATTAGGTTCAGATAAAAAATTAGGTTCAGCTACAGGTTCGGCTATAGGTTCAGCTAAAGAATTGTGTTCACCTAAAGAATTGTGTTCGGCTATAGGTTCAGCTAAAGAATTAGTTTCATCTATATTATTAATATTTAATTTTTCTAATTTTTCTTTAGAACAATTTTCTATTTCTGCTTTAACCATTTTTCTTAAATTTTCATGTTCTACATCATTTTCAGGATTAGAAATATCATTATTTATAGATTCCTTAAATTCATTGCCCAAATATTCTTTTAATATGTGTTTAACTGGTAGTTGTTTTCTTATAGTTTCATTAATTGTATTATCTATAATTCTTTCGGCATCACGACGATTACGTTGATATTCAAATTTAGATATAGTATCATCAAATAAATAAGGATTTTTCCAGAAACTTCGTGCAACTTCTATATAACATAAATGAATAAAATGATCCACTTTTGGTATTTTAAGATTTATTTTATTTTTGTTTTTATTAAAATTAATAGATGTTAGTATTCGTGTATGACTAACAAATACAGCAGTAAGTAAATCTTCTAACCAATCACAATGAGATACTTCGACTAATGTATCATATTCTTTATTGATAACTTCTTGATTCCATTTTGGAATTTCACTCAATAAAATTTGAAATTCATACAATACATCACTCCCATCACATTTCAACTTACATTGATTATAAATATTCTTAATACCAACAAAAATATTAGGACTTATAATATTAACTAATTGTTTTGTATATTCAGTTTTAGCATCAACTAAAATAGCCAAATTTCCTTCATCCATTTTTAAAGGTATATGAGAAAAATATAATCTATCATATACGCATTAATCTATTTCTTTAATAATAAAATAACGTTCTAATATTTTTTCCTTTGTTATTTTATCATAACCTTTACATATAGTATAAGGTTGTAATTTTAATTCATTACATTTTAATATTTGTCTAATCATATTAATAGTTGGAAATTTCTGTTTCTCTAATGCGTTTTTATGCAAACATGTTAGTTTATGAGATTTATATTTTTTTTTTAATTTAGGAATCATTTCAACAATTTTATCATTAAATTCTTTATTTCGTAAATATTTATTATTTAATGTTAAATCAGTTAAATCTTCATAAGAACAAATATCTAAGTTTATAATTGAAAAAATCTCTTTAATTAGTTCAAAATTTAAATCTTTCATTCTTATTTAAATAATAAAATATTTAAATAATTTAATGGATTACGAAAATGAAATAAATAAAATACTTGAATCTATAACTTATGAAGAATTTGTACCCTTAAATGTTATTAAAGAAACACGTGAATATGTTATTAATACATTTTATAAAAAATTTATGAATTATGATAAAAATGTTAATAATCTTAAAGAATCTTTAGATATATTAGATAATTATGAATATGTAGAAGATATTTCAACTTTAAAAACAAAAGATAAAATAAGATATTTAAGTAAAAAATATTTTTACGATATTAAAGTTTCTCCTCATGTAATCTATATTTGTAATAATAATAACTATATTACTGTAGCAAATGGAGTTTACCACTCTTCGGTAAAAAATGATGTGCTAATTTTTAAATATATTGCAGATAGTGTCTTGGTTAAAATGAAATTAATGGAATTAATCCAAAATTAATATTATTTATTTTTATTATCCTTTTCTATTTTTTTTAAATAGTCCCTTATTATTTTAGTTGTATCATTAATATTCATTATATTGTAATTTTGTGCTATATAGGCACCAACTATTGTACCACCTATAAAAGATAAAAAATTTGACATATTATATAATGTTATTAAAAATTGATTGATATTTTTTAAATATAAAATAATTATTATGGATTTTTACATTTCAATTTACACTTTAAATAATTTAGATAATCTACTTGATAACTATAAACAACATATATTAAAGGATTTTCATAAAATTAATAATTTATCTATAGAATATCAGACATTTGAAAATAGTATATTGGAAAGAAAAATAAATAAACCTCTCATTCGTAATTTAAAACCTGATAAAAACAAATGTAATGCCTATATTTGGAAAATAAATTATGGTAAGATACAATGTAGTAATCAAAAAACTATTGATAACTTTTGTAAAAAACATCATTCAACACAAAATTATGGCATAATTAATTTCTATGATTAAAGTATATGAAATTAATTAATGAAGACTGTGGTTGTGATGATGACTATTTTTCTGTTATAAATAATTCGCCACTATTAAATGGAGAACAAGAAATGAACTTTAATAATAATTTTATTAATAATAGTAATAATGTCACAGTAGATAGTAAACCATTAACTAAACCAATTGTATTTGAAAGGTCTAATAATAATAATAATAATCCAATTCAAATACCACAGGTAGAATTAGAAGCTATTACTCAAAATAAAATAAATAATAATAATATAGCAATGAATAATAATCAACATAATAAATTAAATTTAACGGCAATGAATAATCAAATGAATAATCAAATGAATAATCAAATGAATAATCAAATGAATAATCAAATGAATAATCCAGTAATGAATAATATGTCTATGAACAATCAAATTAGGGATAATCCTAATAGTTTAAATAGTATGGAAAATATTAATTTAGCACAAGCAATTAATAATATAGAGAATAATTTAAATGATAATTCAGATAATACATCTTATAAAACACTTGCTACAAATTTAAACTATATATTAATGGTTGTTTTATCTTTAGCATTAAATGATATTGCTAAATTTTATATTAATCGTTCCATTAAATTTCAAAATGGTAATCATAAATACTATATATATTATGTATTAGGACTTGTTATAGTTGTTTATTTAGTAACAAGAATGGTTAACAAACTTAATTAAAATTATCTCTATAAAAAAATATATTTAAGTATTTATTAATAAACATAAAAAATTGATTTGAATTTAAAGATATTTATTGTTAATATAACAACAACAAAAACTATGACTATGACTATGACTATGACTATGCTTCAACAAATGCGTTCTTACTTGGACGAATCATCTAAGGAATCATCATACACACTTCAAGAGCTTAGAAATAATGGGATGATATATACATCATATTTTGATGATAAAAATAAAGCAAAATCTTATGCACGGAAATATTGCGATGAATCAAGTACTATTTATATTTATAAAACAAATTGTATTAAGATTTATGATCCAGTAGATGATATTCTTGAAGAAGAACGAGAAGAATATGATGTAGATTATTCACCTGAAAATGATTTTAGTAATATGACTGTATGGAAATATGGAAGTGGATATCTATTGATTCCACCTGAAGATAGTGAATATTTTGGAAATAAATATTTCCACGAAGGATGGTGGATTAAATCTCAAAATGGATGGTTCTTTAAAAAAGAATACTACCAATCTATAATTGATAATGGTGCTATTATAAGTGAAGAACACGAAGAAGATATTGAATATTCAACAGATCTTAGTACAATGACATTGTGGCGATATGGTAAAGGATATCTAATTGAACCTACTGAAGATAGTGAATATTATGGACAAAAATATTTTCATAGTGGATGGTGGATGACGAAACAAAATGGATGGTTTTTCAAAGCAGACGACTATGATTGGCTTGTAGAAAACGGTGCAAAATTGTCTGTAGAAGAAGAAGAAGAAGAAGAAGAAGAAGAAGAAGAAGAAGAAGAAGAAGTAGAAGAAGTAGAAGAAGAAGAAGAAGAGGAAGAGGAAGAGGAAGAGGAAGAGGAAGAGGAAGAGGAAGAAGAAGAGGAAGAAGAGGAAGAAGAAGAAGATGAAGCAGCTTATGTAGAAGATGAAGAAATTGATTTAAGCCAAATGTCAATTAGTGAATATGGAAAAGGATATATTCTTCACACTACAGAAAATGATGAAAGATATGGTAAAAAATATTTCATGGATGGATTTTGGAACACTAAACAGAATGGTTGGTTCTTCAAAGAAAAATATTTTGATGACCTTGTGTCTATGGGTGCAAAGTTTATTAAACCGGAACCAGTAGAATCTTTGTTTGGTTCAACCGAATTGAGTTCAAGTATAACAAATGATAGTTTTGAATATGTTCACAATGACAGTGAATTTATGACAAGTGATAATAAACCTGTACCTAAGTTTGTTAAATATGAAAAAGGTTGGATTCTTAAAGAAGATACACATTATATCTATAATAAAAATAACTATTTTGAAGGTGGGAAATGGAACCCATCTCTAAAAGCATGGGTTTTTAAGAAAAAAGATAAGAAAAAATTTATGAAAAAACATTTTGAAATTTAAATAGTATTTGTTGGTCTAAATTCAGTTATAATAAAACTGGTTAAATATTAAAATAGAGATATATAAAGTGTCGAAAAAGACTATTTAAAATGTTTTTTCTTAATATACTTTTGATGATAATCTTCCGCCAAATAATAAATATAGTCTTTTTTATCTAATAATATAGTTTTAACTTTTTTTTTATATTTTTGTTTATCTAAAACACTATTATATATATTTATATCTCTTTTATTATTATAAAACACTATTGATTTATATTGTGTTCCTTTATCTAATCCTTGTTTATCTAATGATGTTGCATCATGTATTTTAAAAAAAAATTGACATAATTCTTTATAAGAAATTTTTCGTGGATTATAGGAAACCTCTACTGTCTCAGCATATCCAGTATTACCTGTTAATACATTATTATAGTGGGGGTTTTTTAAAAATCCCCCCATATACCCAACAGTTGTATCATTTACACCATCTAATGAACTAAAAAATTCTTCTACACCCCAAAAACATCCTGCAGAAAAATAAACAACTCTCATTATGATTTAAAAATATTTTTAAAATGAAAGTTGTAATATTTAGCATTGTTAAAATTATAATTATCAATATATTTATTAGTAATAGTATATTCATATTTTAAAATGTCTCTATTTTTTATTACTAATCCATTTACAACTCCTAAAAATCCAAGATCATAGTATTTATGACAATTCCTACACATAAATTCAACAATATTAATATCTGTACGTTCAATATCACAACTAACACTATATGGTTTTAAATGTGCGGTTTCTAATATTTCAACAGGATATTCTGTATTACAAAGAATACATTTTGGTTCTTTAGTTTTAATTAAATAGTTTCTTAATGATTTTTGATATTTGCGTTGAGAAAAAAATCTTAAATTCATTTTTTTAAAATTAAATTTAAATATAGACATAGTTTTATGAAATAAAAAAAATTATTTACCTACACGTGTATTTGCAGAAATAACATAAATTGTATTTTCGGTAACTACTAAATATTCATTACCAACTTTATAAGTATTTTTAATGGGTGAAGTATGTTCTTCATTATTTTTGTAAATTATTTTTTCTCCATCAGCAGTTACAATTGATGCATTAGTTTTACATGAATCAATGTAGAAATAAAAGCAAATTGGTTTTGATACTTTAATTGACAGTTTAGCTGCTTGAGATAAAGTTTCTGCGCACGGCATCGAAATTCGGTTATTAGTACTTTCACTTGTTGACATTTTATAAATTTTTAAAACTTTTTTTTTTTGATTTTTAACCTTATTCAATTAATTATTTAGCCATATATCATCAATCAGTTTGTTTGCTGAATAGCGCGTTTTAACATTATAATCTAATAATTTACTTAAAAATACCGATAGTTCTTTAGATACATTTTCTGTATATTCAAATTCTCTATATAATAGTGTTTCAATATTAGTAAAGTCACAATGTTTCATATTTATAATACGCCCTTTACTATCAAATAATTCATCACTAAATTCACAATCTAAAGCCATATCTTTAGGGATTTTTCCTAAAATTTCATACATTTGATGCAAATGTTGTCTATCTTTTTCATTATTGCTTAAATCTCTATCAATATCAAATAAATATTCACCGGTTATTAATTCATAAGCTATACAACCCATAGACCATATATCAGCTTTTTCATTATAAAAAGGATTCATAATATTTTCAGGAGGTCTATAACTCCGTATCATTACTTCTTCATCATTATTATATCCATTTATTTCACTATTTCCTAAATCTATAATTTTACATTGTATATCACTTTCATCTATAATTAACTCTATATCTTTATTAACTATATATGATTCTAAGTTATTCTTAAATATATCTTTTAATATAATCATACATTTCTTCTTAATTTTACGTTTAACATTTTTCTTCTTATTTTTATCAAAATCACTATATTTTTCAGGCAAATTATCAGCTATTAATGTACTATATTCTTTTTCTACATCTAATTTATCAACAATATTAACTATTTCTTGAATATCTATATCAAGCTGCTTAATCATAATATTTTCAGGCTTAAGATCACAATGAATAATATTTTGACTATGCAATTCATCTAAACCTTTAAATATTTGAATTAATAGTTTTTTTAAAATAGATAAAGGTATTTTTTCTTCATAATAATCCTGTAAATCGAGCAACGTTACACCCATTAATTCATAAATTAAACAATTACTATTATTTTCTACAAAATTATCCAAAAGCTTAACAATATAATTATTTGATTTTAACAATCTGTTTATTTTTAATTCATTTTGTGAATCTTCTGCATAGTTCGGGAAAAACATTTTCATAGCTACAAATCTGAATTCAACTATATCATACATTAACCATGTTCTACAAAAAGTTCCTTTTCCTAAATATTTTAATGCCAAATAACGATTATTATACCATTTATATATTATATCTTGTGATACTTCAAATTCATCGTCAGAACTTAAAGATCCATCTGAATCATCACTATAGCTCAAGTCATCTGCAGTTATATTGATAAACTTTTGTTTCTTTGCTAAAGCCTTTAATAAATTGTATTTCATTATAGTTTAATTTTAAAATTTCTTTAAATAATATTCATTTATAATGAATAAAGTATTTATAGATATATAGTAATATATAGTTAAATGTTTAGACTAATAGATATTATAAAATATTTAACTTTTATTAGTTATATTGGGTTTATTATTTCAGGTATTTCAGGTTTTGTAGAAGTAAGTAATACATTTGAATTATGCAAATTATTAGTTTCATTAATTCTTATTACAAATGTACCATTACTGATTTATGTAGAAATAACATCTCACGAAAAAGCTGATATGAGAGTAATACAATATAGTCGTTCATATTCTCAATTGATATTATCTCTTTTGTCTATGGGACTATCTAATATTGGAGTTGGATTTTCTATATTTGGTTTAACAATATGTATAGCCAATTTATTATTAGGATTATTTGAGTGTGATAATGAAATACATCCTATTATAGTTAATTCTAATTCTCAAAATTAATCTTATTTAATTTTAAGAATAAATTTTAATATTTTATAATAGTATATGGGAGGATTATTGTCTAAAGAAAATGAACAACAAAACACAGGATTTATTGAATCTGTAAAAGGAAAAATAAAAGTTGTTAGGAATAAATTAGGAATATATAAAAAGTCTCAAGACCCACCTCAACAACCACCTCAACAACCATCTCAACAACCACCTCAACAACCATCTCAACAACCATCTCAAGACCCATCTCAAGACCCATCTCAAGACCCATCTCAACAACCATCTCAAGACCCATCTCAAGACCCATCTCAAGACCCATCTCAACAACCATCTCAACAACCAATTCCTATGTCTGGTGGTAGACGAAAAAGTAAAAGAAACATATCTAAAAAACGTAGATTAAAGAAATTAAAAAAATTAAAAAAAGCAAAACGATCACGAAAAAATAATAGAAAATAATTATTTGTAAAGTTTATTTAAAACTATTTTAATTAATAAAAATAATATGGAATTATATTTAACATATTGGTTTACATTTTTCTTTATATTCCCTGTAATAGAATGGGGTGCACATTATTCATTACATTTATTTAATAATAAAATACATAAAAATCATCATACTACAATAACAAACTATAATATAAATAAAATTAAAAAATATAGAATTGAATTATGGCCTATTATACCTATAATGTTATGCTTATACAATACGTTTTTTATTGGAGCATTGTTTTTCACAAAATATTATATTATTCATTCGTTAATTCATATATATCCTAATATATTGACTAAAAAATTAAATGAACATCATAATATACATCATAAATATTCTAAATATAACTTTTGTGTTACAAATATTTGGCCTGATAAATTATTTAAGACTCAATATAAAAAAAACCATTAACATAATTATTAGGCTAATATATATTATCAATATTAATCTATGATGGTGCCATTCCTTTATCTATTTTAATATTATCATTATATTCGTCTGGTAAAATCATATCATCCAATGCTTTACCTGGACCAACTAATGGTAAACATATGCCTTTCTCAATTTTAAATTCACATAAAATAGCTTTAGGGTAATTAATAAATTCTTCTAATGTTTTTTCTAAGTCTTCTATATTATCACAACTTATTGCTTTTATGCCATAACTTTCTGCCAACATAGTAAAATCAGGATTTCTTTCATTAATTGTTGCGGTATACCGTTCTTCAAAAAATAATTTTTCCCAAATAGATACCATCATTTGTGCATTATTATTCATAATAGCTATTTTTAAAGGTATATCATTTTCTACAACGGTTTTCATATCAGTACACGTCATATTAAAACTTGAATCTCCATCAACAACAATTACCATTTTATCAGGATTAGCTATTTTAGCACCTATTCCATATGGTAATCCAGCACCCATAACACCTAATGATCCAGATGATAATATTTTTTTAGGATAATGTGATCGTATATATTGATATGTTTGCATTTGATGATTACCTACACCATTTGTAAATATAACTTTATCTTCTAAATATTTAGTTTTTTCATATAATTTTACTAACACATTTTCCATAAATAACTTATTTGGTTGATAATTATAACTAAATGTATTCATTTGTTTCAAATCGTTAATATATGTTATCCATCCTAATCTATTTTTATATGTTATATGTTTTATAGCTTTAGTTAACCATTTTTCACAACTCATATTAAAATTATAGTGGCTATCAATTACCTTTTTTATTTCAGTTTTTTCTAAATTTACATGAATTATACCACCATTACCATTTTCATAGGCTTCAAATGCTTTTGGTGCATACTTTTCTATTAATCCAGTAGTTCTATCATCAAATCTTGAACCAATAGCAATAATGCAATCGGCATTTTGCAAACTATAATTAGCTGTTGCATTGCCATGCATTCCACACCATTGTAAAGATAATTCATGATCTTCATCAAATATACCACAACCATGTATAGTTGAAGTTACAGGAATATTTCCTTTTATAGCAAAATCACGTAGCAACTCATAACTATCAACACAACCTTGTCCTAAATATATGATAGGTTTTTTAGAATTATTTATAGCTTTTAATGTTCTAGAAAAACAAGCATTATAACTATTTATATTTTTAAAAAAATCTGGAAAATTATATTTTTTAGTATTTTCAGAATTGATAGCCATTAATGTATTATAATTTGACAATGAAATACTGCTGGATGCAACACATTTTGGTATATCTATATGAACTGCTCCCATTTTACCACTGTAAGCTATTTCAAATGCTTTATCAAATATAGGTTCAATATCTATAATACTTTTAATTTGTTCACTATATTTAGTAACATGTTTGCTCAACTCAATAGATGGTGCTTCCTGAAAAGCATTAGATCCAACGGCATTCAATGGAACTTGTCCAGTTATAAATACACCCGGTGTAGAATCATTTGTAGCATCTAACATAGGCGTAATTAAATTAGTAAAACCTGGACCACTAGTCGTCATAACAATTGCCTTTTTCTTATGATTTATATTTGATTTAGAAAATCCAGTTAAAGCATGTCCACAATTCTGCTCATGCGAATTAACATAATACTTAATATCACTCTTATATAATGTATCAATCCATGGCATAATACTACCACCTGAATATATAAATGCATTTGTCACATTATGCTTTTTTAAACACTTATAAAATATATCTTTGGCATAAATAATTGTATTATCTTCTAATTTATCTCTTACCTTTTGTTCTTCGGGTTTTACTAATTCTTTAGATAATACTGGAAATAATTTATTGTATACTGCTTGTCTATATCCTCTTTTTTGAAAATATCTAATATTTGTGACATATTTAAAATACATTGTTTAATAAATAAAGATAATAATTATTTAAATCAAATTTGTTATTATTTAATTAATTATTTAATTAATTATTTAAATAGACTTATACATAAGTAGAAATCTGGATATCATCATTCTACATAAGTAGAAATCTGGATATCATCATTCTACATAAGTAGAAATCTGGATATCATCATTCTACATAAGTAGAAATCTGTAATAAATCATAAAAGGTTTAAAATAATCTAATACTTTTTGGTCTTTATCGTAGTTATCAATTAATACAGTTGTTTTATGTGCATCTATTTTATTAGATTTCCGTAATGTATCCATTTTTAATTCATACAACATATTTTCTAATAATCTCATATGTTCATTAAGAATAATTATTTTTTTTAAATATAATTCATCTGTTTTATTTGATGTTTTATCTAAAACATTCATAAATTTATAAAATTCACTTTGTAAATTAGAAAATAATCCTTTTTCTAAATCCACTAAATTATTCATTTTATAAGTTATACTATTATTTATGATTAATTAATTTTTTTTTTTACGCAAAGCATTATTATTTACTATTTGAAAATCGTTTATTAAATTTTCCCATGTTACTTAAATTAAATTTTCGTAAAAATTTATTAGTATTATTATTAGTATTATTATTTTTATTATTCTTATTAATTTTATTAATTTTATTATTTTCAAGATCATTAATTTCGTTATTCAAATTATTATTAGTTCTATTATTAACACGCAATTCACCACTAAACCCTACTAATGTTAATAATACTGCTTGCAATCCTAAAATAAATATGATATACAATAACCCAACAACTATTAAATGCCAATTATATTTATATTCAATATCTGTTTTTTCTTTTAAATATTTATCTACTTGATCTAATACGAATTTAAGTCCAACACGGGCAAATGGTAATGCTATCATAAACACTAATATACCATAAATGACGCTGTTTGTTAAATTGTATTTTCTTGAAAATTCTATACATTGCCATAATATACCAAATAAAGCAAACACATTGATAAAATTTGACGATAAAAATGGTACAAATTCAGTTGGATTTAATTGATACAAATTTTCAAATAATGCAGGGTCTCCAATTCGTTTTAACAAATGTGCAAATGCGACCATTAAAGGCATGTACATCTTGAGTAAATGTATTTTATTAGAATATATTAGTATGTATGGTAATATTACTATAAAAATTAAATAGTATAGTAATATTCCTAAATTAGGTATTTTAAGGCATAAATTAACTAAATCCATATACGTATATAATATATTTTATTATTTAAAAATATAAATTGAGCTTATATAATGATATATGAAAAATACAAACCACTATATCTTAAAGATTATCAAATTCATTTAGATTTAATACATAAACTTAATAAATTGTGTAAAAAAGATATTAGTAATATTTTATTTTATGGAAAGAGTAATGTTGGTAAAATGACATTAGTTAATTCGTTATTAAATACATATTATAAAACACAAATTATAGAGAAGAATAATATTATTAAACTAAATAGCCGAGAAATAAAATTTAAATCCAGTAATTATTACTTTAAAATAATTTTAAATAATTACTATAATAAAAAGAATTTTGATTTACTTATTAAATATTTATGTGAAAATAATGCAGTGAATAATAACTGCAAATTAATTATTATAAAAAATATTGAATTTATTGATTTCGAATCTTTTAAAATTCTAAAAAATATAATTGAAAAAAAATATAATAGTATTCGTTTTATATTTATAACTTCCAAATTATCTAAAATTAATAATTTTATTAAAGGATTTTTTTTATTAATAAGAGTGCCAACACCAAGTAAACAGGAATTATTTAAATATATTAAAACAATTTATCCTGATATAAATAAATCTAAAATAACAAAAATATTAAATGAAACCTCTAAATTAACCGAAATATTTATGAAAGTAGAAATTAATACTATAAATAGTTATAATGATCCATATATTACTAAATCTACTAAATTAGTTAAATTAATTCAAACTAAAAAAACATCTAATATTTTAAAAATTAGAGAATTAATATATGATTTAATGGCTAAAAACTATAATTTAAATATTATTTATACACATATATTTAATTTATTAATAGCCAATAATTATGATAATGTCACAAAGATAAATATTATAAAACTATTTAGCAATTATAATAATAATAATTTTAAAAATATAATACATATAGAATCACTTTTAATAAATATAATGAATATACTATAAAATAATACAACATTTAGGTTCAGACTTACTAATTTTTTTATAATCAAATTTAATTGTATTTGTTATAGAAATACCATAATCTTTATTTGGAATTAACACGCTTGTACTTAATTTTTCATGTACTTCATCTATAACTGAACTAAAAATATCGGTTATATTTATATTTTCTTTAGCTGATACTTCTATATATTTAATTTTATAATTAAAACATAAATCGGTTATTTCTTCTCGACATACTTCCAACTTTTTATCACTTTTATTTCCAATAAGTTTAACTATAATATCACTATTGCAATAACAATTAATATTATCAAGCCATTTTTTAACATTTAAAAAACTTTTAGTGTTTGATAAATCAAACACTACCAACGCGACTAATATATTTCGATAATAGGATGTAATAATACTATTAAATTTTTCTTGACCACTTGTATCCCATATATTTAAAATATATTCATTATCATTTTTAACTATTTTTTTAGTAACAAAATCAACACCAATTGTCGATACACTATAATCCATAAATACATTATTTTTATATCTATTAAGAATTGAAGATTTTCCCGAATATTGATCTCCTAATACAATTAATTTTAGTTTAATACTTTTTCCCATATAATATTAAATTGATATTAAATTAATTAATATTTACACATAATTAGCACAAATTCCAAATGTTTTTCTATGATATTTACTTATGCCATTTTCTTTTATGGCGTCTAAATGTATTTTAGTGCCATAACACATATTAGTTTCCCATCCATATTTTTTCAATTCAGTATCTTTTTCTAACAAAGATTCAATATATTCGTCATGATATACTTTAGCTAATATACTGGCGCATGCTATAGATATATAATTATTGTCACCTTCAATCACACATACATGATCAATTATGTCATCATTATAATAATAGGGTTTAAATGAATTTCCATCTACCAATATTAATTCAGGAACTACATTTAATTTATTTAGAGCATCATGCATTGCCATATGTGTAGCATTTAAAATATTATATTTATCAATTAAAGTATTATCTATTTGCGCTACAGAAAAATCAATAGCATTACATTCAATATAATCTCGTAATATTTTTCTTTTTTTTTTAGATATTTTTTTAGAATCTTTAATTTGAATTTCAATTTCACACTTTAAATCTTTAGGCCAAATTACAGCTGCACTAAAAACTGGTCCGGCTAAACATCCCCGAGCTACCTCATCAATCCCAACTTCCAATTTATCACTATAGTATTTTTTCATTAATTATATTTATAATTTTTTTTTTAAATAAATTATCTTTACTATTATTAATGTGTGATACAAAGTTAAATTTTTTTGAGTCAAAAGATCCGTCTGTTATCGGTTCTTTATTAATGATTGATATTGAAATGAATGATATAAGCGAATCTATGATTACTATTAAAAAAAAAATTAATGATGAATATATGTGGGTTGAAGGCCGTAAAAATAGTCTTGGAACAATAAAAGCTCATGGCGGGTTTGTTAAACTTATTGGAAATGGGAAAGGAATTAAAGCATATATATTACCTCGTATTAAACAGTTATCATTTAAAAAAACGGCTGATGAAAAAATTTTAGGAAAATTAAATAAAATAGATACTGAGAATGTTGAAATTAAAGGAAAAAATACGCGGATTATATTTTCTTTAGCTGATGAAAATATTAATATTCTTCAATTTGATCTTTGTGAAGAAGATAGTGATGATGATGAAGTACCAGAATTAGAAGATTTAACAGATAGTGAAGACGAAGAAGAAGAAGAAGAAGGAGGAGACGAAGGAGAAGGTGACGAAGGAGAAGGTGATGAAGTAGAAGGTGACGAAGACACAGAAGCATCAAATAATGATAAACGAACACAATTATTAGATGAAAGAGAACAATTATTAAAAGAAAGAGAAGAAAAATTATTATTAGAAAAAAATTCTTTATTAAATAGTTTTAAAACAAGTAATATTACAACACCATTTAATCCTGATAACGCAATAAATGAATCTGTTAATAGTCTTAATAGATTAACAAATAATAAAGAACAAGAACCTGAACAAGCTGTAATAAGTGAAGAAGTGCCTGTACCAACTCCAACGAACGAAGAACCACCTACAAATACTGTGGAAGAAGACGCACCTGTCCCAGCCCCAGCTCCAGATCAAATAGACGAAGAAGCACCTGCCCCAGCCCCATCTCCAGATCAAATAGACGAAGAAGCACCTGCCCCAGCCCCATCTCCAGATCAAATTGGCGAAGAAGCACCTGCCCCAGCCCCATCTCCAGATCAAATTGGCGAAAAAGCACCTGCCCCA